GCATCAAAAACCACGCGAACGGATCGCAGATCCGCGTCGCCGCGTCATAATCTCCCGCAAGAACCATGACCGGCAAGAAGGCACTCATCCTCGGCTACGCCATCGGCGCGCTCCTCGGAACCGCCATCGGACTCCTCCTCATCCTCGCCGGAGTCGCCTGATGCTCAAGGTCTACGTCGCAGGCGCGTACCGATCCGCCACCGAGGACGGCGTGTTCAACAACATCGTCATCGCCCGCGAAACCGCCGCCCGACTGTGGGAAGCCGGCTACGCCGCCTTCTGCCCACACCTCAACACCGCGTTCATGGGCGGACTCGTACCCGATGAAACCTTCCTCGAAGGCGATCGCCTATTCCTCGCCGCGTGCGATGTCCTCATGCTCCTACCGGGATGGCGGAACTCCGCCGGCGCGAACGCCGAACGCGACTTCGCCACCCTCCGCAACATCCCCGTCGTCGAAGACAACTTCGCCGGCTGGAACCGCCTACGACAGATCGCCGAGGATTCGGCACCTTCCCAGTAGCGTCTCACCCACCGCGACCGTATCATCGGCGCGTCGTGTTTCTCCTTGGTGCCCCCGAGTCGGAGACATCCGGCTCAGGGGTTTCCCCCGATCGAGTGCCGCTAACGGCCCACAGGGGCCACGCGAAGTACCCCCATAACTGGCATCCTCGTATGCCCAGGCACGCGGGAACGCACTCCCCACGCTGGTCGCAGGACCGTTCCCCCTCGCAATCGGGGATCAGGCCGGGAGCACCGGCACGGATGGCGGCTCCTACATGCCCGCCCGCAAACGATCACCAAGACCTCGACCAACGACCCCCATTGCCGGGCCGAGGCCAGCGCCACACAGCGCCGGAGTGAACTGCCGAGGATGAGGGGTTTCTTGTTGGTCATGGTTCTCGCGAGCGATTATGACGCGGTAAGACGGATCTGCGACCCGTTCGCGTGGTTTTTGGTGCAGAATGCCGATCTCGGCGGTAGCATCCCGCCATGCACGATCTTCGCGAGATCCCGACAGATGTGCTCATGGACGAGCTAGATCGCCGCTCGATCGCGTTCGTTTGCGCGATAACCGAGATGGACGACGATCGAAGTTGGCTGACCCGGTGGTGGTCGCGCGGGAATCCGGTCATCAAGGTCGGGCTTGGGGCGCTCCTCGCGGACGCCGTGCGACAGAACGTGACGCTGGAGGCGAACGAGAAACCCGAGGATGACGACTGACCTTGCCCTGATCCCGCCGACCGCGTACGTGGAGAACCTCAAGTATCGCCGCGAGGTTGTGCAATGGGGTTGGGAGTCGCAGGACGCGGCCGACGCGCTGTGGGAGATGTGCCGGCAGGACATCCATTTCTGGATCAATACGTTCTGCTGGACGTACGACCCGCGCCGGAAGCCGGCGACGATCCCGATGATCGAGTACCCGTACCAGCGGGACGGCATCGACCGGATCTGCGCCGCGATCGACGCGCCGCACGATCTGGTGATCGACAAGAGCCGCGACATGGGCGCGTCGTGGATGATCCTGTTCTCGTACGTCTGGAACTGGCAGTTTCAGGAGGACCGGACGTTCCTTGTGGCGAGCCGCAACGAGCAGTACGTCGATGCGTCCGGTAATCCGAAGGCGCTTTTCTGGAAGATTGACCACATCCTGAACAACCAGCCGAACTACCTGTTGCCCGCTCGGGGCGAGGGTGTGACGCGGACGTTCGGGCGGCTGACGAACGAGGAGAACGGGAACACAATCAACGGCGAGTCGTCCACGGAGAACCTTGCGCGCGGCGACCGCCGCACGTCGATCCTCGTGGACGAGTTCGCGGCGTACGAGCAGCAGGCGGGTTGGGCGGTGCTGTCGGCGACGCGCGACACGACTCGGTGCCGCATCTTCAACTCGACGCTCGGGCTGACGCCGGGCGCGTTTGAGTCGATCGCGAACAACCCGGACTTCGCGAAGCTGTCGCTGCACTGGTCGTCGCATCCCGAGAAGGCGGTTGGGAAGTACGTGACGCCTGCGGGCAAGGTGCGATCGCCGTGGTACGACGCGGAGTGCAAGCGCTGCGCGACGCCGCTTGAGATCGCCCGCGAGCTGGACATCGACTACACGGCGGCGGCCGGCTCGTTCTTCCAGTACGAGTCGCTGAACAAGATGGGTCAGCACGTCCGGTTGCCTGTCCTGATGGGTCGGTTGCAGCACGCGGACGGTGTGCCGGGCCAGTTTGTCGAGACGCGCGAGGGCAACATCAAGTTGTGGCGCACGCCGGACGCGGCGGGGCGGTTCCCGGCCGATCGGCGGTACGTGATCGGCGTGGACGTTTCGACCGGCACGGGCGCGTCAAACTCGGTCATCCAGGTGTTCGACCGTCTGACCGGCGAGCAGGTCGCGGAGTTGGTAGATCCTGCGATCTACCCGCACGATCTGGCGAGCCTTGCATGCGCGGTCGGCCGGTGGTTCGGCGGGCTGGACGGCGAGGCGACGATGGTGTTCGAGAACGTCGGTCCCGGCGTGACGTACGGGCAACTGTGCTGGAAGTACGGGTATCGCAAGTTCTACTTCCGGCGCAAGGAAGGCCAGCACAACCGGCCGGAGACGGATTTCATCGGACTCTTCCAGAACAAGGAGGAGAAGATCCGGCACTTCAACCTGCTGCGGATGCTGATGGAGCAACAGCGGATGCTCGTTCGGTCGTCGCTCGCGCTCGCGGAGTGCCGCGAGATCGTGTACACGCCGGACGGGAAGGTGGAGCACAAGGGCGCGCAGGGGATGGACCCATCGGGCGCGAAGACGAATCACGGCGACCGTGCGAGCGCGATGTCGTTCGTCGCGGTCGTGCTGATGGACGGACTCGGGCCGACCGGCCAGCCGGTGCGCGAGGAGCGTCAGTTGGGCGAGTTCGGTCGGGCATTCATGGAACGGCAGCGGCAACGCGAGTTCGCACGCTTGGAGGCTGAGGTATGAAGGACTACGAACGACTTCTCAAGGCGGTGCGGTGGTCGCGCAAGACGATGGAGCCGTTCCGCCGCAAGCGGCAGCAGACGGTGCGCATCATGTACGGCGCGCACTGGGCGGACGGATCGACGGCCATTGCGCAGCCGGTGAACATGCTCGAACTGACCGTGCGCATCTGGCTCCGAAACCTGGTGGCTAAAGCGCCGACCGTGCGCGTGTCGCCGAAGGATCGGAAGTGGAAGCCGCTCGCGAAGGACTTCGAGCTTGTCATGGAGCAGGTCATCCGCGAGATCGACTTGGCGAGCGCGTTGCAGGACGCGGCGTTCGACGCGCTGACGTGTCCTGTCGGCGTGGTCAAGGTCGGCATCACGGAGGAGGAGTTGGGCGAGCAGGCGGGCTACCTGCACGACGCGGGGCTTCCGTTCTGCGACGCGGTGGACTTCGATGATCTGGTGCTCGACATGGCGGCGGGTCGCTTCGAGGCGATGGCGTACGTGGGCGATCGGTACGTGTTGCCCTACGACGCGGTGATGGACTCCAAGCTGTTCAAGCGGTCGCGCGAGTTGAAGCCGACCGAGACGCCGACGACGACGGACGAGTTCGGCAACGTGAACGTCAAGTCGTTCGCGGAGTGGCTGTCGGGCGTGGCGCGGACGGACGAGCGCGACGCGGAGCCGATGATCGAGTTATGGGACATCTGGAAGCCGCGTGAGAGCGTGGTCTGCACGTTCGTCTCTGGCCGCGACGGGTTGCCGGTCGGCGATCCGGTGCGCACGGTCGAGTGGCAGGGGCCGGAGTGCGGGCCGTATCAGGCGTTGAGCTTCGGCAAGGGCAAGGGTCTGATGAAGCTGCCGCCGATCGCGGCGCTGCGCGACCTCAACGACATCATCAACCGCAATTATCGGAAGTTGGACAAGCAGAGCGGCCGGCAGAAGACGGTGATCGGCTATCAGGGCGGCGCGAAGGAGGACGCCGAGAACGTGATGAACGCGCCGGACGGTGCGTTGATCCAGATGGACCGCCCGGACGCGGTGAAGGAGTACAAGTACGGCGGCGCGGACCCGACGAACCTTGCGTTCTCGATCAACCTGATCGACCGCTTCTCCTACATGGCGGGCAACCTCGACGCGCAGGGTGGCCTTTCGCAGTCGGCCAGCACGCTCGGGCAGGAAGAACTCATCAAGGAGTCGGCGTCGCAGACGATCGAGGACATGCGGACGACGACGGTGATGTTCGCCAAGCGCGTCACGGAGTCGATCGCGGCGTGGGTCTGGTACGACCCGGTGAAGAAGTACATGGTCAACAAGCCGATCGGCGACTCGGGAATCACGATTCCGGTGTCGGTCGATCCGCGCGACCGCGAGGAAGCGGACTTCCTTGAGATGGCGTTCGACATCGTGCCGACGAGCATGATGGACACGTCGAACGCGGCGCGCCTGCGGACGCTGACGACGACGGTGCAGCAGGTGCTTCTGCCGCTGGTTCCGGCGGTGGAGGCCGGCGGCATGAAGATCGACGTGGCGGGGCTGATGAACACGATCGCGGAACTGACGGACAACCCCGAGATCGGGACGATCGTTGTCCCCTCGGACCAGATCGCGGGGCTTTCGCCGGGCGGCGCAGCGGAGTCGGGAGCCGAACCCGCCTCTCCGTCTCCCGGCAAGCCCCCGGTTACGCGGCGCGAGTACGTCCGCAAGAGTGTCCCGTCAGGCGGGACACGCTCCGCGCGGGACAACGTGGTTGCCCAACGGCTCCTCGGCGGCAACGTGACCCCGCAGCAGGACGCGATGGTGGGTCGATAATTCGCCGAAGATCGTTGCACGTTCGCGCGAGATCGGTATAAGATCGCGTGCGATGCCGTCCTATCGCTTCGACAACCCTGCGACCGGCGAGACTCGTTCGATCAACGTGCCGTACGCGACCCTGCGCGAAATGTCGCGCGGATCGGACGCGGAGGGGTACGACCTCTACGAGATCGACGGCGTTCTCTGGCGTCGCAACTTCGACGTGATCGAGAGCGGCGTCGCGTGGTCCGGCGCGTCGTGGCCGATCGCATCGTCGGCGGCGGCCGTGCTGCCCGATCAGGTCGAGTCCGAGAAGGCAGACCTTGCCAAGCGTGGCGTCCGTGTGGACTTCACGAAGGACGGACGGCCGATCTTTGAAGATCCCAACCATCGGCGCAAGGCGCTGAAGGCTATGGGACTACTGGACAAACTCTCCTATGTCTGACGAAACCACCAAGAACGACACGCCGGCCGAAACTCCCACGCCCTCGCCGATGGAGCAGGCGATCGCCACCGCGAAGGCGAACGTCGCGAAGCTGATGGACGAGAAGGCGGCGGAGCGGGCCGAGGACGAAGGCGAGGACACGGCTGGCGACGAGCCGGCCGAGATGCCCGCCGCCGAGTTCAGCGCGGCGGTTGACCGCGCGAAGGCTCTTGGATTCACCGATCAGGAGGCCGCTGGCCTCATCGAAACCGGGTTGCTTGCGAAGATCGAGCTTGCTCTCTCCGCGAAGCAGCCCGCGGCAGCGCCCGAACCGGCCGCGACCGAGCCGGAACCCGATACCGCCGAAGGGAACGGCGACGTGGGTTCCGACGAGATCGCGGCGCTCAAGGCGCAGATCCGCGCATTGGAGGCTCGCATCGAGCGCGTACCCGACGCGATCGACGATCTCGCCATCCGCAGCGGACACGAAGCGATCTTCGGTCGCGAACGCTGGATCGACCCTGGCTCGAAGGAGCAGGCGAACCGTCAGCGTTTGCGCACGTCGGTCGAGGTACTTCGTGCGGGCTACGCAGCGAAGGGGCAGGCCATTCCGCCGGATGCGGAGTTGGTCGAACGCGCCGTGCGCATGGAGTTCTCCGATGAACTCGCCGCGTCACGGGCTGCGCCCGTTCGTGCGCGTCAGGCCCAAATGATCTCGCGTCCAGCGCCCCGACAGGAGCGCGAACTTCCGCACGGCAAGGAACGCGCCTACGCGACCATGCGTGAGAAGGAACGCGAGATCAACGCCCGCAACTCCTAACTGAAAGGCAGTCATGCCCATTCTTCAAGCAGAAGACATTGCTGACCTGATCGCTTCCACACAGAAGGATCTCGGTCGGCTCAAGATCACGGATGCGTCGTCCTCGTTGCAGGACTTCCTCTTTGCGAACATGTTCGTCAAGGATGGCGCGCAGACCTTCGGCGGCGGCACCGGCGTTCAGTGGAACGTCCGCGTGAAGCACAGCGGCGCGGCCCACCAGACGGGCCTCTTCGCGAGCGAGAGCGTCAACGTCGGCGATGTGGTCAAGCAGGCTTCGGTCGGCTGGAAGCACACGCGGACGCAGTACGCGATCGACCGCAAGGAAATCAACATGAACAGCGGCAGCCTGAACAAGGTTGTCGATCTCGTCGCGGAACGTCGGGCCGACGCGCTCACGTCACTCGGCGAGCACCTTGAGACGAAGGGCTGGGGCGCTGCGGCCAGCACGGACGGCGAAGACCCGTTCGGCGTGTTCAACTACATCCTGTACGACAACGCGGCGTCTGGCGGCGTGGCGAACATCGCGCTCAACGACGACATTCCCGCCGGCCTCTCGGACGTTGCGGGCATCAGCCCGGCGACGTACAGCCGTTGGCGCAACTGGTCGGGCAAGATGACGCTCGCCGACACGAGCACGCAGGTCTACGACTCGGGCGGCGACAACCCGCTCATCATGATCCGCAGCATCATGCGCAAGTCCGGTTTCAAGGGCGTCATCGGCGCTTCGCGAAACCAGTACGGCAACGACATCACGCGCGCGCTCTACACCAACTCCGGCACGCTCGACTATCTGGAACTCGCGCTCGCGAACCAGAACGACTCGCTCACCGGCACGAACCTCACGCCGTTCTTCGGCTCTGCGGTCGTGAACCGTGCGCCGGTCGTGTACTGCCCGTACTTCGACTACGCGAACCAGAACATCATCGTCGGCATCGACTGGAGTTCGTTCAAGGTCGCGATCCTCGAAGGCGAGAACATGGTCGAGCAGAACCACAAGCCCGAGTCGGGCCAGCCGAGCGTGTTCAAGACGTTCATCGACCTCACTTGGAACCTCGTCTGCTACGACCGTCGTAAGCAGTTCATCCTCGGCGACAGCGCCTCGGCCCTGTCCTTCTCGGCGCTCCCGACCGAGTAACAGAAAGGAACTGATCTCCCATGAGCAACGCAACATACAACGGCGCGTCGTTGGCCAACGTCTTTCAGGGCATGGGTTCGGCTCCCGCAAAGGGCCGCATCCATGTGGACGACGTGTTCACCTTCGGCACGACCGCCTCCATCACTACCCCGTGGATCGTCCGCGACGAAACGGCGAACACGGCCACCTTCGTTCAGACCGCCGCAAGCGAGGCGGGTCGCTTCGGCACCATGACGATCACGCCGCACGCATCGGGCGGCGGTCGTCTCTGCCAGCCCTACGCCAACTACATCCTCTCCGCGTCGGACTTCACGTTCTGCGAGTGGTGGGTGAAGTTCGTGACCGGCGGCTCGTACTTCATCGGCCTCCAGGCTCTCGTCGCCAACCAGTCCGCCACGTTCAGCGCAGGCGCGCTGACCGCGAACGGCTGCGGCGTCCTGATCCAGACCGACGACAAGATGGACCTCGTTTCCTACAGCGGCAGCGCCAACACGGCCGTCACGGACGTGAAGACGCTCACCGCCGGAACGTGGTACCGGATCGGCATTCGTGCCACGACCGGACTTCTTGAGGCGTACGTCGATGGCCGATACGTCGGCCGTCAGGTGATGTCGAACGCCGTCACCGCCGCGCTCTCGCCGGTCATCTCGACCGGCACCACGGCGACGAAGATCCTGACTGCGGACCTTTGCGCAGTCGGCTTCTGATCCCCACATCCGAACCCGGCGCACGGTGAAACACCCGTGCGCCGGTCTTTGCAGGAGTCGCCATGACCGAAGAACGCATCCGCTTTCACATCACGGCCGGCGACTCGTTCGAGCGAACCTTCATCTGGAAGGACAGCGACGGCGATGCGCAGTCCCTTGAGGACTACACGCTGTCGATCGTCTTCCGCATCCGCACCGACTCGTCGGCCGCGTTGCTCACGCTCACCGAGGGATCGGGGATCACGGTGGCGGGCGACGACCTCTCGGCGGACTGGATCGTGACGAACACGCAGTCGGCCACGATGTTCACCGACGCGGGCGGCACGAACGGCGAGTCGTGTCAGGTGCAGTTCGATCTCGTCGGCGTGAACGGAACGAGCGAGCACACGTTTCTTCGCGGGACGCTCGTGATGCACGGAGACACAAAGCGATGAGCGATACCGTCGTAGTCCAGGGCGGACGCGAGCAGGTGGTCATCACCGACCCGCGCGCCGCGATCCGCGTGTCGAAGAACGGGACGCAGGTGGCGACGCGCGCCAACATCAACTTCATCGAGGGTTCCAACGTCACCGTGACGGCGACGAACAACACGTCGCGCGGTCGCGTGGACATCACGATCGCGGCTGACGCGACGCGGCACGGAGGGGTGTTCTGATGGCTGTCCAACTGTTCGCCGAGGCGGAGCGCCTGATCGCGCTCTCAACGTCGCACGACGACTACGCCGCGTTCGCCGCGCGCGTGAACGCCTGTGCGACGCCGATGATCGTCATTGGCGGCGGGCAGACCTACGCGGGCTTCGTGTCCGCGTTCGATGCGCTGACGGACTCGCAGAAGTATTCCGTCATGGCAAACATCGAGTTCCCGTGGCTGGCGATCCTGAGCGCCGACACGGACGCGACGCCTTCGACGGACTGGTATGGCGCGGGCCAGTACGCGACGATCGTGCAGACGGAGTTCACGCGGCAGTCGGCCGGCACGGTCAGCGGATCGACCACGATCACCGAGTACAAGGAAGTCGCGGAGCAGTTGTGGCAGGACGTGGCGACGTACGCAACGTCGAACGGCTGCGTCAACTTCATCCACTACGCGACGCCGGGATGGGGCATCTCCAACTCGGCGAACGGCGTCCCGTACGAGGGCGTGCGCTCGTCGGCGTCGCGTTCGTACTGGCTGACGACCGGCAGCCACATCACGCACGAGGATGTCGCGGATCAGCAGGTCGATGCGAACGGGCCGTTGCCGGGCCTGATGCGCGCGCAGCGCGGGGCGACGGCGGACGGCCTGAGTTGGTATTCGCCGTGGCCGGAGGGCGTGGACTACTCGGACGCGATCGACGCGTGGGAGGCGTTCAGCGATACGTGCGTGCGCAAGAGCGCGGGCGGCGTGACGCAGGCGACGGACTTCGAGGCGGGGATGCTTCGCCAGTGGGAAGAGGCGACGACCGCGAGCGTGTGCTACCAGTACCGGCGAGTGCGCGACTTGGCGGCGGACGCGGACGTGTCGCTTGCCGACGACGCGGAGCGCGACGTGGCGCTGATCGTCCTCCTGAGTCCGCAGGCGCCCGACCTTGCGACGGGCGTGTTCTCGCAGCGGAACCACTGGACGGCGCGATTCAACGCGGACCCGGCGGAGCGTGCGTCGAAGATCGTCGGCGCGATCTTCCGCGCGGCGGACGCGGACACGCCCGACGTGCGATCGCCTGAGCAGGTGTGGGTGTGGGACTCGGCTCGCTACTACTGGTCCACGTACCCGACGCTCTCGCGTGCGGCTTCGTCGTCCAGCGTGCAGAAGGGCATCGACCAAGTTCGGCACGCCTACGAGGTCAAGTTTTTCGGGCGTCAGTTGTTGGCCGACGACGATCCGACCGGCGAGGCCAGCCCGTCGCCGTCGCACGATTCGTACTACCAGACGAACAACCTCGGCGACACGCTCTGGTCGGCGGCGAACGCCTCGACGGAGTGGCGGTCGGCGTCGGGCGTGCTGCACGCGAGCATCGTGTCGGCCGGGCTGACGATCGACTTTGACGACGAGACGGCGGACCTCGCGCCGTACTTCACGGCGTCGCAGATCGCGGGAACGGCGGCGATCGACGGGGCGGACATTCGCGACGCGATCGAGCACTACATCTCGGAATACCTGGTGTCCGCGCTGGAGGCGGCGAGCGAGATCGTCGCGCTCAACGAGGAGGTCGGCGACGGCCCGTACGTCCATGCGAACACGACGGTCGCGGGTCGCGTGCCGACGCCGGACACGCAGATCCTTCAGGCGGACGGGACGACGCGCGCGATCGAGAAGGGCGAGATCGTCCTGAACATCGCGGCGGGCGCTTCTCCGGTCGCGTACGTGCTGTGCGATGACAACGTGATGCGCACGCTGTCGGGCGGCGGCGGCGGTGGCGGAGGCCTGAGCGACGGCGACTACGGCGACGTGACCGTATCTGGCGGCGGCGCGACGATCTCGATTGACTCCGGCGCGGTGACTTCCGGCAAGATCGCGTCGGGCGCGGTGACGGCGGCGAAGTTGAGCACGACCGGCGCGTCGGCGAACAACGTGTTCGTCTACAACGGGTCGGCGTGGGCGCTGTCTGCACTCTCTGCTAGCGGAGTCGAAAACGATTCCGGCGTGACGGGCGATTACGTTTCCGACGCGCTTGACACGCTCGATTCCGGCAAGGCCGCCAGCAACGCGACATGGCCGACGAGTTCCGTCACGTTCACGAGCGGACCCGCGATCCTGTACCGCGCGTCCACGGCGGGCGCTGGTCAGGAACTCGTGCCGTCCGTCGCGAACACGACGCTCCTGTACAACGGCACGAACCTCTCAATGGGGTTCATCACGAACGCCTACATCGACGGTTCGGCGGGCATCGCGTACACGAAGATGGAAAACGTCCCGGCGTACTCGTTCCTCGTCCGTGCGACGGGAACGGCGGGCGCGCCGGGACGGATAGCGGGGAGAGCCGCGCAG